CGCCGCGTCGATCACCGCCTCCAGGCACTCGAACTGCGCACCGCCGAGTTGGCGGTGCGGCTCGGTGGCGTTGAGGCATCGCACTAAATGCGATCGTGACCCGGCGGCATCCCGCTAGGGTGTGACATCCTGTCACCTCTATTTCTCATATGCGGTATTGACGCGAGTTTCTCGTATCATATATTCATGGCGTAGGAGAGAGAGAGGAAAGGACCCCGCCATGATGTCCGTTGCCTTCGCTTCCGCCCTGGTGGCCTGGATGGTTTGGGCGACCGTGATGATTTCCACCACCGAGACCGAGAAACTCAACGCACGGGAGACACTGTGATGACCGCCCTGATGATGGTTGCCGCCGCTTTTGTTTGGATACTGACCCTGCACGCGGCGACGAAATACGCCACTGCCTGACCTGAGGGATCGAGAGATGACCGCTGAGAAAAAACTGGCTTTCCTTCACGCCGTGATGAAGGCGCGCTACCCGCGCGAAATGGGCAAGGTTGCGAAAGCCCACGGCGTTCCGCCCGAGGCGAATCCGTTTGCTGTCGCCGGTGAGCTTCACGAGCATGAAGCCGAATGGAACTCCGGCTACAACACTGCTTGAGGAGACCGAGATGAACCCGTTTTATGACGCCTACGAAACCAGCTTGAGCCACCTGAACGAGCACGAGTGGAACGTGCTGCGCCACACCTGGGCGCGCGGCATCGACTGGTACGTCGGCAAGGTCGCCAAGCGCTGGATGATCACCCTGCCGGCGTTCAAGGGCTTCCCGCACTACAAGACCAAAAAGGCCGCCGGTGAGGCCGCCTCGAACCTGATCCTGGCTGAGGCGCGCTGGCGCCGGCACGAGGAATGGGAACGCGAGAATGCCATGTGACAACTTGTCACCTAGCGTTTCTCATATGAGATACTAGATTAACAGTGCCAGAGAGGGAGAAAAAAATGGCCATCGTGAGAAACCCGGCCGGCAAGATCGTCGCCAAGCGCTTCACCCTGGCGAAGATCGAGCGCGCGATGAACGACAACGCCGGCTTCTGCCTTGCCTGCGGTGCCGAAGCGGAAGGCGTCGAGCCCGACGCGCGGAAGTACCACTGCGAAGGCTGCGGCCTCAACCACGTCTACGGCGCCGAGGAACTGGCGCTCATGGGCCGCGTGAAGTGACGGAGAAGGAAATGATCAAGATCGTTCACAACAAGCTGCTCGGCGGCTGGTACGTGGTGCGCGGCCCGCACCACTTCCCGCTCGCCGGCCCCGTTCGCCACCCGCGCCGAGGCCAAGGCTTGGCTGGAGCGCAAGCGATGAAACCCGAGATCATCCCGGTGGAATAGCTCAAGGGGTCGTTAAATCGAGAGCGCCCGACGGGGAGATGGACGGAGACCCGCACGTCCTTCCACCGGCATGATCTAGGAGGAGTGAACCATGACGATCCGCGAAGTCACCAGCGATCAGTATGAACAGATTTGCTCGCTGCTTGGTGAGAGCCGCACATTCGCCGAGGCCGCAAAGAGTCCGCATCTCACCCTGGCGCAAAAACTCGCGTACCAGAAACAGGCTCGGGATTTGCGCGATCAAGCCATGAACATCGGAGGGAAACCATGACAATCAAAGTGCACAAGTTCAAATCCACCCGCGAGGCTTACGACAACTGCATGTGGCGCGAGGACATCAAGTCCGGCGACGTGCTGGTGATCGCGTCGGAGGGTGTCGTCGGCATCGCCTACGCATGGCCGTTCGCGGTCACCGAGGAGTACGGCGACCTGCACAGCATGGAGCCGGGCTACACGCTCGCCACCATCTTCGGCGGACGCTTCGCCACGTCCGAGCCCACGGCAAAAGCCGAGATCGCCAAGCTGAAACCCCGCACGGCCGGCCCGATCCGGGTGCGCTACGAAGCGGTCGATGGATTCGCCAAGGTCAAGACGTTCAAGACCTTGAGCGCGGCACGGCGGTTCGCCCACTACTACGTCGGCTCCGACGCCGAGGTCAGCACCATGGGCTACGCCGTCGCGCCCGATGGCGTCGGCAAGGTCACGGTGTCGGGCGCCGCCACCATCACCGACCTGTTCCCGGCGGAGTAACCATGACCCCGGCACAAAAGGCATGGCAAACGCGGCGCCGCAGCGCCGAGCTTCCCGCCGCCACACGCGCGCTGGAGCGCAAGCTGCGGCTGGCAATGACCGGCGCCATCCGGCTCGCCCGCACCCGCCAAGCCAAACGCGCCGCCACCGGCAAGCCAGCAGTGGCAGTCACCGTGACCGTCGACCAACTCATGGCCAAGCTGCGCGCCAACAACTATCGCTGCGCACTCACCGGCCTCGAATTCTGGAACGACGATTCCGATCGTTTCGGCCCCACCCTGCCCAGCCTCGATCGCATCGCCTGCAATGGCCCTTACAGCAACAGCAATCTCCGCGTCGTGCTGCTCGGCATCAACAGCCTGCGTGGCCGCGGCTCAGACGCCGACATGGATCGTATCTGCGCCGCCCGCGTCGCCCGCGCCGGAGCCGTGATGCGACAACTTGGCACCTGACATTTCTAGTATGAGATATTACATCGAGGGTGAGAGAGAGGGAGCCATGACTAAAACGTGGAAGCAACTTGAGGCCGAAGGCGTCCGGCGCTGCTGCGTCATGTTCGCCAGCGGCAAGCGCTGTCGCCGCCGCGCGTCCGCGGCGTTCGAGGGCTCCTGGTGCGCCAAGCACGGCCCGCTCATGAAAGCCGAGATCGCCAAGCATATGCGCATCGTGCGCGAGGAAGCGGGATTGACAGAGGAGCCGGCGACGAAAGGAAAGCGACGATGAAGTGGGAACCGATCAAGGGCTACGGCCCTGCCTACCGGGCAGGCGTGCGCTACGCCAGTCTGCACCCGAACGCCGGGCCGGAAGAGTACGAGCCCCACCTCGCGGCCTACGCCAAGCGCAAGGGCGAGGTGCTCGCCGGTGCCTTCCGCGAAGGCATGATGACAACCTACTGGAACGGCGGCCAGGGAACCGCCGAAGGATGGAGCAAGTCCGGTGCCTGATGTGATGGAGAAGTACAACCACTGCCGCGTGTGCGGCGAAAAGCTGAATCCCGATACCGCCGCATGGGCGCGCCGTCAGTTCGAGCAAAAAACCTGCTCGGCGGAGTGCCAGCGGCGCGAGATCAAAGCGCGCTTCGCCTGCTGCGATCGCGCCGAGCCCCACCCATGCGTGTGCATGTACGCATTCACCTGCCCCACCCACGGCATCACCCACAACGGGACCCACGACTGATGCGCAAGCTCGCCCTCGCCGCCATCCTGCTGTGCACCAGCCCAGCCCTCGCCGATACATTCCGCGACGGCGCCGGCAACGTTGTTGGCAAATCGCGCACCGACTTGAACGGCGTGACAACGTTGTACGGCGCGAGCGGCTTCACCACCGGCAAGGCCCGCGCTGATCGCAACGGCGTAACCCGGTTCTACGACGCCGCCGGGCGAGGGATCGGAACAGCACGATGAGCGACCTGTACGAGATCGCACAGCGGCGCATCGGCGCGCCCACCTACTGGCTCCTGATGAACGGCCGGTGGGGCGGTGCCCTGTCGCCGCGCACACGCTGGCGCGGCAGCGAGGAAGAGGCGCGGGCCATGGTCGAACAGATTGCCAAGGGGCGCGAGGAGTTCGTGGCCAAGGCCGTGAGCCAGGGCGCCGACGAAGACGCCATCCGCGGCACTTTCGCCGCCATCGAACTTGAGCCCGCCGCCCCGCGTTCAAGATGAAACCGGCCGCGCCCGCGGCCAGTGATGAGGAGGCCACCATGGCAAGATTACGCGGCAGTCGAGTGCGAGCATCACAACGGGCCTTGGCACGCATGCCACGGCGCGCCGCTTCGCTCGCCCTCGCCAAAGCAAAAGCAACCGGACGCATCTACCCAACCTCCGGACAACGCGCCCGCGCGCGACGGCGAACGCGCTAAAAGCCGCTCCGCCATCAAAGCGGCACCATCGGCGCGTACCTGAGCCGCCGTCCGGGCTATTCCCTCCCCCCGGCTTCGACCACCCCCTGCCCCGGCCTTCCGCCGGGGCATTTTTTTGCCTGCCCATGTGACATTCTGTCACCCTAATTTCTCATATGAGATATTGACCCTAGTTTCTCATATCATATATTAGCCGGGTTGGGGTCGGGTCGGAAAGAGAGGAGCGCGCCATGAAGCTGTCGGGAACCTGGAAAGCCGTCGCCAAAACAGTGACCTACCGGATGATGAACTCGGTCTACGGGTTCTCCGTCGCCTACTTCGTGACCGGCAAATTGTCGATCGCCGCCACCGTCGTCGGTGCCGAAGCCGCCTACAAAACCTTCGCCTACTTCGGCCACGAAAAAGCGTGGGAATTCTTCTCTGCCTCGGGAACGGAAGGAGCCGCCAGCCATGGCTAAAATGACGATGACTTGGGAACACGCCGGTACCCTCGCCGCCTTCGCCACCCTCTTCGGGTTCGTGTTCTTCGCCTGATGCCCCGCCCCGGCCCCACCGCCGGGGCGGTTCCATGTGAAACACCCGGCCCGGTGTCAGGCCCCGCCCGCAGGGGTAGCCCACTCACCTAGAAGGCCCATTGCCGCGCGAGCGGAGCCCCGTCATGCGTTTTGCCCGAAACCCGGTACCCACCTGACCCCCCGCCCAGAAAAACGCACCAGCAACCTCCTCAGCGCGTTCCGGTGAGAGCATGAGGTGGGTGTGGTATTTTTGCAACAGTCGGGGAAGGGAGGTCGAGCGCGGGAGATCAGCCCCCGGCCCGGCCGGCCGCGCTCCACGCCCAAGATTCGAAGCCCCCCCCTCGGCGATCGGCGCGCGCGGCTCGCGAGCGCCGAGCCCACGAGGGCCCCAGGCCCCAGGCCCCAGGCCGGGCCACTCTTTGTCGACGGGAGAGGTCCGCACCGCGGCGAGGCCAAAACACTAACGATCTCAACAGGTTGCGACGCACTAGCCCTAGTACGCTGCCAGCTAGCCGACACCGCGCCGACACGAACCCGCGAGATCGAGGCACTCGCACCTCACCTGGATACCTCCGGCCGGGGGCCGAGGAGCCGGCCTCGCCCGGCTCGACCTCGCCGCGGCCTCGCGCGCGCCCACACGCGCGCGCACGGGCGCGACCCAGGGCGGCGGCTGGGCGGCAGCATTTCGGGTCCGGTCCGAATGACGCAATGACGCGGATGACAGTAAATCCTATGTTCCATCCTATATACGCGTAGTGTTCTATACATCACATGTGTTGCATATATATCACAGTGGTGTGTATACATATATATGATGTGTCATTAGTGTCATGTGTCATATATATAAGCATATCAACAACTTACTCCTGACGCGACTGACGCAACTGACGCAATTTTACCATGGTGATCACCGTGGTGTGAAGAGGTGGCTAACTTCAAGTATCGCATTATCTCCGGAAAAAGCGTCATTTGCGTCATGCGTCATTTTTTAAAGTATCACATTATATGCCAAACAAGCGTCATTTGCGTCATGCGTCATTTTGGGCATGACGCTTGCGGGTTTTGCCCGACCTGCCTCACGACCGCCACCAAGATGTCACTCGCGACGCACCTATAAGATGTATGCTGTATATTGACCGAACCTGTGCGCGTTTTTCACTTGACGATTTTACGACGCCGGCATGACGATAGCCGCTGGTAATTCGGGGGAGACCTCACCGGGACAATTGGAGGCGTTCCCAATGGTGGAACTTGTTGACGTTGATGTCAGTCGCGACCCGATGCTTTCCCTGATCCAACGGCTGTTTCAGGAGGTACGGCTCCTGCGCAGCGATATGCAGGCGTTGCGCCAGGAGAATCTCGCGCTCCGCCAGGAGCGTGCCACGGCCTATGAATGGGTAGCGGGTGAACTGCAGGCGATCCGGGCCGAGGTCGAGGCCGGGCATGATGCGGCGTCTTTTGCTGCGGATGCGGCACGCATTACGGCCGAGCGCCAGCGCGCACCGGCGCATGTAATCGGGCTGGTCTATACCTCGCCGCCGACGCTTGCGCCGCCGACCTCGTTGGCCTGATCGGCAACGCCGAGACACGCCCAAGCTTCGCCCGGCGGCGCCGGCCACTACTCGTGTGCCCTCCACCCTCGCCAGTGGCAGGATTGTCAATCGGGGAATACCCTGAACCACCGTTCAATCCACCGCAAATCCGCCTTGGGCTAACCCTGAATGCCACAACCACAGCGCACATCCGTTTTTGTCTTCGGCTCGAACCTCGCCGGCCGCCACGGCAAAGGTGCAGCGCTCACCGCGCATCGGTACCATGGCGCGATCTACGGGGTGGCTGAGGGACGCCAGGGCAACGCCTATGCCATCCCCACCAAGGACGCACACTTGAAACCCCTCCCGCTCGCCGAGATCGCCATCCACGTCGCGCTGTTCCTCATCTATGCGCGCAACCATCCCGAGCTTGCTTTCCAGGTGACGGCGATCGGCACCGGGCTGGCCGGCTACCGCCACGATGAGATCGCCCCCATGTTCGCCGATGCTCCCGCCAACTGCATCCTGCCACCGGAGTGGCAGCGCTGGAGGCGCTAATGACCCGCCACGGCATCACCACGCTGTGCCCGCACTGCGGTTACGAGCACAACGCCATCACCGCCGTGGTCGAGCGCGGCCATGCCGGGCCGGAGCCCTACCCGACCGCCGGTGATTACACCCTGTGCTTTGGCTGCGGCGAGTTCTGCACCTATGACCGCAGCGACATGCTGCGTCGCCCCACGCATTCCGAATTGCGCGAGATCAAGCGCAACAAGTGCTGCCAGATGGTGCGCGAAAGCTGGCTCGCCAGCCGCGCCACCCGCCAATGACAACTTGACACCACACCGGGAATGGTGTGGAAATCCAACCGCCGGTCCTTAACCGGGCCGCCCTCGATCTGCCGCGCCATCGCTAATAATCCTTAAGACATGGAGAAAGACCATGGACGCGATCGCGTGCGGCCAACTCATCCGCCAACGCCGCCGGCAACTCAACTTGTCACAACGCGACCTCGCCAAGCTCGTCGGTTGCCATATGCAGACCATCGACAAGATCGAGCGCGCCGAGATCAAGTTTTCCCGCTACCATCCGATCGTCTATAGCGTGCTCGGGATCACCGAGCCGCTGCCGTCACCAAAGCCCGCGCCCAAGCGTAACGAGCCGATGCAGCATGAAACGGCGCCGGCCGAACTACGCGACGCGCTCGCTCGCGTTGCCTGCGATATCGCCCAAGTTGCCCGCAGTCTCGCCGCCTTGGTAAAAACCCTGCCGGCTTGATCACAGCCAAGCCAAACGAAAGCGGCCGGAGCATCAGCCCCGGCCGCCATTTCAATCCTTTCTCCGGCGCCACGCGTATCGGCGCGCCGGGTCCTTCGCGACCCACTGCCGGCAAAATTCCTCGGCAGCTTCGAGCGTCCCGTTGACTTGCTTCGTCCGCGCGCTCGCCAGCAGGCCGAAGTCCTGTAGACCCGAGTCGTATCGGACCGAATGCCCGTAAAGGCTTTCAACGATCTCGACACCGACGATGCCGCGCCGGGCTTGCTCGCGCTGCAGGGCGCAAAGGTCGGTGCTCGCGAAGCCGGCGCCGGTCCGCTGGCAACGGCTAACCGTCTCTGCGCTCAACGCGTCAACGAGCGGCTCGCCCGCGACGATCACCATCCATTCTTGCTTGATCATGTCTTCTCCTCCAACTTTTCGGCGACGATCGCCAGCACGCTCGGGCTCAATTCGAACTTGAACCGGCCGCGAATCTCGAACGGGATCGGCACCGGATGAATGTAGAAGTCCGGCCCCTCGAACGCCTCATACAGCGGGCCGATCAGCTTGCGGCACTCGGCGCGCGCTGCACGGATGGCGCCCGATCGCGTGGCAAACGTGCGCTCGGTCATTGTCAACCTTTCTTGGCGGCGGACCGCACGATCTCGCGGCGCATGCCGGGGCTCAACGCCTCCCATTCGGCGAGCGACACCGTGGCGCCGACAGCGCCAGCAGCGATTGCTTCCGCGAGCGACGGCGTTGGCGTCGCGGCCTTGTAGGTCCAGTAAGTCATGATCGGCTCCCTTCGCCCGTTATATAAGCCGCCCCGGCCCTGGTGACAAGATGGCACCCTTGCGACATTTTGGCGTATTTTTCTTGTGGTGACATCTTGACACCAAACCCCTCCGCCCCCATATTCGTCCTGTAAGGAACGGAGACACTGATGACTGCGCTTTTCACCCGCTACGGCACCGAGATGGCCGCCACCCATCGCAGCGAAAAGGGCAAGCCGATCGCCATCGTGCCGCGCAAGTGCGGACGCTGCGGCGGCGCCGGTGGCCACGAAATGTGGCGCCACACCGGTTGGACCTGCTACGACTGCGGCGGCACCGGCAAGCACAAGAACGGCCCGGAACACGTGCGGCTCTACACCGGCGAGGAACTCGCCAAGCTCAACGCCGCGGCCGAGAAGCGGGCCGCCAAAAAGGCCGCCAAGGTCGCGGCCGAGGTCGCCGCCGCCAAGGCGGAAGCGGAAGCCCGGCGCGGCGAGTTCATGGCCGCCCACGGCGCGCTCCTCGCCAAGGCCGAACCCTACAAGGGCAAGTCCGAATTCGTCGCCAGCGTGCTCGCCAAGGCCACCGAGCGGGCCGAGATCAGCGAAAAGGCCGCCGCGGCGCTTGCCGCCGCGGTCGAACGGATCGCCGCCGAAGAGGCGCGGAAAGCCACCGCCGGCTACATCGGCACGGTGGGCGAGCGGATCAAGGGCCTCAAGGTCACGGTGATGTACGTCGCCAGCTTCGCCGCCCCCGGCTTCAGCTACCGGAACGCCATGCGGACCTTCAACATCGTCAGCATGCGGACCGCGGAAGGCAACACAGTGGTGGTGAAATCGTCCAGCTTCTACGCCGAGAAGGGCGAGACCCTCACCATCACCGGCACGGTCAAGGAACACTCGGAATACAGGGGCGAAAAACAGACCCGGCTCGAACGGGTCAAGATCGAGGAGGTGGCGGCCGCAGCCGCCGCCTGATCCTACGTATTGCCTGTGCGGATGGCCTCTTTTTTATGCGCGCCCCTCCACATCGGGTTGCCCCTCGAATCTCCTGATTTGTTCTTTGAGCATCGTCACTACATCGGTGCGGTTCGCATTGGAAATGTAATTGCACCTCCCGCCGTGGCCCGCGAACGGAAACACCATCAGCACGAATCCGGTTTGCCGCTCGGTCCCGGTCCGCCCGCCGTTCAACATGCTGTCGAGCAAGCGCGCAATCTCGTTCATCCGCTCGCGAAAGCGCGGCTCAATCGGTGCGTCGCCTAGTCCGTGCGCTGGCATGGTTTGCCTCCATCATCTCAAAAAATCGCGACGATGGCGGGTCCGGCCAGCGCCACAATACCATGTTGTTGATTGCAATGTGCGGGCGCACCACCGTGCCAGCCGCAATCGCTTGTTCAACCTGAGCAACCGACGAAAAGAACACCGGCGACCATGCCGGCGGTTCGAGGTCGACCGTCGCGCCGCGCTCATCAACGGCATAAATCACGCTCGCCCCTGCATAGAGTCGGCCGTTGATCGCATAAAGCGCCTGATGCGCCGGCTCGAACAGGCCATACTCATAAACCACGATCGCCGTCGCGCGATCGATCATCGCGTGATCGCATTGATCGCGATCTAGCCCGATCATGTCGCGTGCCGCGTCAAGATCGGCAACGTCGACAATTTCCACACGCCGCGAGACCGGCATGACAAGTCCGAATTTCATTTTCAATGCCTCGGCTGTCTTTCCTCATGTTCGAGGAGTTCGGCTAGCTCGGGGCGCAAGGCCGCCGGCCAAGCTTTGCCTGTGCCCGGCATAGCGGCGTGTCGCGTTCGTTCACTGCCATGGCATCACCCCGCGCCACCACCACGCCACCACCACGCCGATCAGCGTGCCGGTTGTCGCCGCCGCCACGGTGGCGCAATAGGCTAGCACGCTGGCGCGCAACTCGCGCCGCCGCCGCGCGCGCTCATACTCGCCGAGAATGTCGAGCATGGGCCTCCCCGCGGGGGAGGTGCCCCGTCGACGCGCTGTCCTCCCCCGCATTATGGGCCTGATTGGGTTGGTTGTGTACGTGACTTAAGACTCCCTTGGGTGCATCGACGCGGCGATTACAGCAAATGCCCCGTTCATGGCCGTTTCACCAATAGCTCGATCGCAAACATTCCGGCGTGCCGCTGGCACATCGGCTTGCCGTCGATCACGAACGACGCATAGGCGCCGCACAGCGATGGCGGCGTTTCGCCCAATCGCCACACTTGCGCCTCGCACGTGCGCGCATCATTTCTATCCAAACGCTCGGCCCACCTGTGCGTGCCCTCGCACGTTTCGCTCCCGCACATTGGACACCGCATCATGATGGCTCACCAATGAACAGCGGCCCCGGCGGCTCGCGCTCGGCAAGCGCGCGGTAGTCGGCAGCGATCTCCTCCATCAACGCGATCTCGCGCCGCGCCTCGGCCTCGCCCATGGTGCCGCGCGCGATGCGCTCGGGATAAACCCGCAAGCGCCAGCGCACTTCGCGCTCGGCACACTTGAGCTTGTCAACCGCGCTCGCCATCATGCCGCCTTGTCATCATCGCGTCGAGCGACCGGCGGCTGCAGACCGGCGAGCTTAACCTGCAGACACAAGTTCTCGATCTCCAATTTGAGCTTGTTGCAACTCGGCGTGTGCCACGTCTCAAGGTTCGGCACCGGCTCGCCAGCCTGGAGATCGCCGCGCGCCACCAGCTTGTCGCGCCGGCGGCAATCGTTGCAACGCCTTGTGTGTTCGTGCGCGATCCGTCGCGCCTCGATCGCGATTTGCTCGTTGAGCAAGAACTGTCGCAATGGTTTTGTCATTACACCCTCATCACCACCGTGTTGGCCATGGCGATCACAAACACCGCCACGGCAATCGCCAGTGCGATCCATGCCAGAATGCGAAACCCGTTGCGCCCGTCCATCACCATCCCATTTGCTCTGGCGCGCGCGCCGCCGAGATCGGCTTGAGCGCGATGCCGCGGAAGCCGCGCAAGCTTTCCGTTCGCCGATATGTAAAACCCTTTGACATCAGGCATTGCGAGAACGCCCGCATTGATCCGATGTATTCGCCACGATCCTCGGCCCACTTGCGCCACGATGCATACAGCGCTGATGAGGCGGTGAACGCTTGCGGGTCCTTGCGGCATTCTTCTTCTATGAAGCTGCCAACCGCGTCCTCGCTGTCGAGATATTCCGCCGTTGCGTCGCGCACCACCGGCGGCGGATCGAGGCCCTGGACAAGGAACGCCATGGTGCCATCGATCGCCCACCTCAAGATCGCCGGGTATTCTTTTTTGAGTTGCTCTTTCAGCGACTCGTCGCGCTCATCGTCCTCGATCGTGATCGAGAACGGCACGAGATGCAGCCGCCGCCTGATCGCCTTGTCGACCGACTGCAGCGCCGGCTTGTGATTGCCGACGATCACCAGCTTGAATGCCGGCGTATACTCGAACGAGTCAGCCCGCATGAAGCGCGCCCGAATGGAGTCACCGCCGGTCAGGAGTTTCACCTTTGACTCCGACCACCTTTTGTTCTGTTCCGTTTCCACGGCAGTGACAAGGCGTGCACCGCGCAACACCGCCAACTCCTCCGGATGGTGCTCGAACTGGCCGGCGGTGAATGTCTCGATCGCCGCCGTGGTCGCATAGTCGCCCATGATTTTGGAAATCGTTTGGAGAAACGTGCCCTTGCCGTTCTGCCCGGTGCCGTACAAGAAAAATAAAACCTCCTCCGCAGTGCCGCCGGTCAGACAATAGCCCACCATCCTTTGCAGGAACGTCTGTAAGCCATCATCACCGCCGGTGATCTTGCCGAGAAAGCGGAGCCACAGCGGACATCCGCCCTCGCTCGGCGGGCACTCGGTGACCTTGCTGCAGTAATCGATGCGCCGGTGCGCACGCATCTCGCCAGTGTCGAGTTCGATCGTGCCGGTCGGCGTGTTGAGAATGCGCGGGTTGCGATCGAATGCATCGGCATCGATCGCCAGCTTTGCCAGCGTGCGCGCGCGTTGCTCTACCGCCGACACGAAGCCCCACATCTCCACCTTTTTGCGATCCTTCGGCCGTTCCTTGCCAATCTCGCAACAGAGCGTGCCCGCCAAATCGACGGCGCGCCCGGTGCGATCCATCTTCCACCGTCCGCCGGTGAACACCATCCACTCGCCAAACTCGCGCACATAGCGCAAGCGGTTGGCGTGCCGCTTGGCGAACTCGCTCGCCACCGCCTCGGTGGTGATCTGGAATTCGGGCAGCATGTATGCCGGCACGTTGGTGCGGATCGGGATCACGTTGTCGCCAGCGAGCCCCTCGCCCGGCCGCGGTTCACCGTGCTCGCCGTCATCGTCCGTCATTCTCAAGCCCTCAATCGATACTCATCAGCGAAGTCCGCACCTCGATCATTGATCATCACCCCCACCGCCTCATGCCCAGCGTAGAGGTAGCGCGCGATAAGAAACGCCGCCGCGTCCTGGCCGGCGCGGTCGTTGTCCGCTGCGACGATCAGCTTGCGCACGTGCGGAAGCACCGGGAACGATTTCATGCCGCTGGTGCTCGCCAGCGCCCACATCGGCGAGGCCCCGCGCATGATGCAAGCGAGGCCGGTTTCCAAGCCCTCGCACACCGTCAGATGCGCCGGTGCCAACGCAACATCGATCAGCTTGATGGCGGTACCGCCGGCCGGCCCTAGCTCCATCGGCATGCCGTCCTTGTCGCCGTGGCGATTCAAAAACGTGCGATGGATCGCCTGCGGCGTGTTGCTGTAGGCGCCGCGCATGAGCGCAACCATGGCCGGTTGGCGCCCATGCTCGCGCGGGCACCGCGGATGAAAGCGGATCGTGTCGGTAAGAAGCGCGCGCCACCACGCCGGTGTGCCGCAGTCGACGCCGCGCCACCATGTCAAATAGAACTCGACCGGCGTGCCGATCGCCGGCACCGCCTCATTCCAGATGCGCAGCGCATGCGCCGTCGCCTCGGCGCGCGCCCGCTCCTCGCGCTCCTCGCGCTCGCGCCGCAGCCGTCGCAGCCGCGCCCGCTCCTCGCGCGTCATCGCCCGCGGCCTCGATCCGTTCCACAGGCCGAGCCGCACCAGCGCCGTGATCACTTCGCGCGACGTACAGCCGGCGAGGCAGCGCACCTGCACCGAGGTGTGGCCGTCATAGATGATGAGGCTCGGATCACGATCGGGATGCGCCGGACACTTGGCCGCGTATTGTCGCCCGCGGCGTTTGCCGCCGAGCGCCTCGGCCAGTGTCGCCGCATCGGTCATGACCCGTTTCCCCACCGCGCCCGCGCCGCGATGCTCGCGATCTCCGATCGGCGCTCAGGAGACAATGCCGCCGCCCGCGCGGCGCCGCCTTTCTGCTTTCCCTTGAGCTTAGGCACGTAGCGCCGATACGGCGGCAGGCGCCGATCGCACGTGCGCTTATGATCTTCATTCGGTCCACAGCCGCATGTCGGGCAGTTTGTCCATGCATCCTGTACCGGGTAGCCGTCGCGATCAAAAGTCATGACACCTGCCGCGCCGCTTGCTCGCACTCGATCGCGGCAATGTGTGTGAGCACCTCACGCTCGGTGATCAGAAACTGATCGCCCCACCCGGCGACAACGCGGAATTTGAATTGCTGATAAAGCTGCACCGCGCGCTCATCGTCGTGCAACACCTTGCACAGAATCGCGAGCGCCAACTGTGCGGGGCCCGAGCCGCCATAGCCCCATTCGAATCCGCACGGCGAGTGATTGAACAGGTCGCGCCGCGCGCTCAACAGATGGCCGCGCCCACCATCTGCCCATCGCACTTGCGGGGTGCCGTCACGTTCGCGCCATCCCCAAAAATACCGCTCCATGTTGTTCGCTCCCGGCCATCCGCCTCAGGCGGAAAAAGCCCCCGCGCCCATCGATGCGAAAACCCGTTTCCTCGATCTTGTCGTTGATCTGGTGCACGTGCACGAGCATCGTCTTGCGCTTCACGCAGCGCTCGCCGAACACCAGCGCATAGAGTTCATCACCGTGAATGCCGTCCGGCCCGGCGCGCTGCACCGTGTCGAACACCCGCGCCTTGAGTTCCGACAGGCGCACGCCGAGCCGCTCGATTGGCAATGATTGGCCGCAGCATGTGCACACCCGCGGCATCGGTGTTCACCACGTGTTGAACCCGGAGCGCACCGCGCCCCATTGCTTCAATACGGCGATCGCATCGGGGTAGTTGTCGGCGAACGCGTGCGCGTAGCCGTTGGCGCCGCACCAAAACGCAAATTCGGCTTGCGCATCGGTCACCTTGCCGAGGCCCGGCCGCTTCAATTCGAGCCAGTGCGCGCCGCCTTTGTGCGGTGCGAGAAGGAGGAAGTCAGGCCACCCGCGCGTGACACCCATGCGGTGTAAGCGGGCCGCGGTAATCGGTCTCCGCTCCTCACCCATCGGCATGTGAGTCCACAGCCAGCCCGGCGTTGCCCATTTACGCAGCGTGTCGGCGACCATGCATTGAAGGGGAAATTCAAGCGGTGGCGGTGCTTTTACACCGCGTTGTTTCGGACCTTTGAACAAATGGAGTTGCCGCGAGTCCATGCGGCGCTCCCGGTTATCCTGCTGATGATGGTCGACTTTTTAAGACGGAGGCCAGCCTAACCCTTTTTAACCCGGCCGCCTAGCCCACCCTCCGGGGTGTCATTTTGCCTCGGATGGTAGACAACGTAAGTAATCGCTCATAAGCTGTAGTAAGCGCTAGGCTGAGGAGGCCGCGAGGGATTACGGGACGGCCGCGCAAAAATTTAATAGAGGGAAGAAAGGGATGAATGCAATGGAGCAACCACACGGGGGTGCAAGCGCGATCGCGGAAATGATTCGCGCCAAACGTCTGGAGATGAATCTTTCACAGGCCGAACTTGCACAAAAGATCGGATCGCACGCACAGACAATTCATAAGATCGAAGCCGGGATCATCAAATATTCCCGATACTTTGACACGATCGGACGCGTGCTGAATCTGGAGCTTGCCGATACCTGGGCCGGGCGCAGCATGCCGCCGCTGAATCCTGAATTGCGGGCACAGCCCGGTTGGGCGAGCGGAACCGGTGCTTTGTTTGGACCGGGCACGATCCTGGTGCACAGCGCCATGCCGCACGAACGCGATGCGCGCCTGACAATGTTGTCAACGCGCACTGTGGGACGAACCAACGCGCTGCAATGTCTGCAGCACGTTGCCAATGCCTACGCTTTCCCGATCGTCACCAGCGCCATGGCGCCGGCTTTTGAGATCGGTGATGAGGTGCAGGTGCATCCGTTCCTGCCGCCGGAGCCCGGCCGTGATGTTGTGCTCTATTCCAAGGCGGCGCCGGTCGGCGACACGAAGGCAGTGTGCGTTGCCCGGCTCATCGACATCGGCGCCAAAAGCTGGACGCTGGCGCAATGGAGCGGCGCCAGCGAGCGCAAGCTGCGGCCGTTCAAGCCGCACGAGTTCACTCTGTCGCGCGCCGACTACCCGCGGGCGCACATCATCGTCGGCAAAAAGATGCGTTGGAATTCGTAACGCTTACCAGCGTATCCTCACCCGATGCACGGGCCGCAAAAATTTTTCGCGGCCCTTTTTTATGGCGGCATGTTGACATTCTCTCTCCTCGGTGAGTAGTCTAAGACTGACGAGCACGGGGTTGAGCCCCGCACCCTGTCAGCGACCACAAAAAACTCCGACGACTGTCATGCCACTGAGCGCGCACCAATTGGCGCAGCGCAAGGGGCGGGTAACGGCTAGTTTCCTGCCGTGGCTTGCGCAAGGCGACGAAGGCCGCATTCTCAACGAATGGTACCGGCTCACGGACGATGCGCGCTATGTGCCGCTCGATCTGTCCGAGGAGTGGCTGGTTTACCGCGGCGAGTTTTGCGAGGCGCCGGTGCTCAATTGGCACGAGCGCAAGAGCCGCCTGGAGTTGACGCGCCGCGGCGAGGTCGTGGTGCACCCGACGCGCGATTACCTCTGTTGCACCCTTGACGCGTTTTGTCCGGCCACCTCCACGGTGATCGATTGCAAATGGATCAATCACCAGCGTGATCCGGAGGAGGCATTGTCGTTCTACGCGCCGCAAATCCTGGTACAGAAGGAATGCCTCGGCTGCGATTACTGTGCGCTCCTGATCGTGCGGCAGGATGAGGCACCGTTTCTGGCCGTGCTCCCCGAGGATGAGCGCCACCGCGACTACACCGCGCGCGTGCTCGGCATGGCCGATGATTTCTGGACGTGCGTGACCGAGCGCATCCCGCCAGTGGAGATCATCGAAGCGCCGCCGCCCACGCCGCCGGAAAGATGGCGCTCAATCAATCTCGACAACGAGGCCGATCGCGCGGCGCACAATTGGGCCGGCGAGATGATGGTGCACCTCCAGGCATGGGCCGAGACCTACTCGGCGGCAAAGATCAATGAGGTGGCGCGCGATGGCGTCAAGTTGTTTCTACCCGAGGATTGCCGCTCGCTCGCATGGCAAGGCGTGCACGTGAGCCGCAACCGCGCGCGCGCGGTGAGCATCAAGCTGGTGGGGAAGGGATCATGACCGATCGCTATTTCTCCCGACAGCAAAGGAGACATCTCTACGTCAGCGTTGACGGGAGATGCGAGCGGTGCGGGTTGCTTCTCGGTGTTCGGTGGCATGCGCATCATATCATCCGGTTCGCTGATGACGGCGTAACCGAAATCACCAATGGGATGGCGCTGTGTCAGCGTTGTCACATTATGGAGCATCGTCATGGCAGTAAAAATAAAACCACGCGGATGGCAGATTGAGGCATTGAACAAGTTCAAAATCAGCAGCGAAAAATTTTTCTTACTCGACGGCACACCGGGATGCGGCAAAACGATGTTCGGGGCGTTCTGTGCGGATTATGAGAATTCACGTGGCGCCAACTTCGACATCATTGTGGTGCCGACGACGGCGATCAAAGGCGACAAGGATGCGGGGTTTCTCGGCGACTGGAATCGGGCCGGCATTCAGATCACTACCGTTCTGAAGGAATCGCGGGGCATTCCGCAAGAATACCGTGGCGCGGTCATCACATATCAGCAGCTTCCAAATCTCATCTCGACGTTCGAGGCTTGGGCGCGCGCCGGCCGGCATCTGTTCACGTGCTTCGATGAGATTCATCACGCATGTGACGACAACGTGTGGGGCGAGGCATCGGAAGCATTGTGGCGGTGCTCGCGGCGCGTCCTCGCTGAGACTGGCACATGTTTTCGTGGAGACCGTCGGCGCATCTCGTTTGTTAAATATGATGCTGATGGCAAGGCAATTGCTGACTACCGTTACAGCTACCGGCAAGCGGTGACCGACCACGTTTGCCGGCCCGTCGAATTTGTGACCGACGACAGCATGACCCAATTTATGCTCGATGACGAAAATCATGAGGTCCGAATCAGCGAGGCGCAAACGCAGGACGATCTTCTCGGCGCATCACACGCAGTATTTCGTTCCGATCGTGAATTTTTGCGCCGACTAATCGAGAAAGCAGACGATACGCTCGATCAGTATCGATCATGGGATCATGATGCCGGTGGGCTCGTCATCTGCCGTCCAGGCCGTGACGAGCACGACAATCGCCATTTGCATCAAATCGCGGACTTAATGCAGAAAACTCTCGGCGAGAGACCGGAGGTTATCTCATATGATGACACCGATGCGAATGCCAAGATCGAGCGATTTCGCAAGAGCGGCCAGCGGTGGGTGTGCTCGGTACGCAAGATCACAGAAGGCGTCGACATCAAGCGTCTGCGTGTGGAGGTTATGGCAACGCGGCCACAAACCGAATTGCTGTTTCGGCAAATCGTTGGCCGCGTAGTGCGAGTTGATGATGACAAGCGACCGGGAAATGCCACCGTTTATATCGCCAAGTTTCCACAGCTTGTGGAATGGGCCAAAACGATCGCCGAGGAGGCAAAAGCCGGATTGCGCCAATCACAAGACGGCGGCACTGATTCCGGTTTGCCGGGCGGTGACCCGCGCAAGTTCATGTCGTTCGGCGCGACGCATGAAGATGGCGGGGCCGTATCTGACTTCGGAGAGCAATACACCATCGATGAGGTCAATGCGGCAGAACGATTGCGTGGCGCCGATCCGCAGCTTGTAGACCTGCCGATCACTACGCTGGCCTATTTGAATCGAAAGTTGGGCATCATACCAGAACCGATGGCGGCGCCGGAGCCTCCGCTACAAGTCAAAAAGAAGGGGGTGCGTACCGCTATCGTGAAGAAGGCGCGACATCTCGCCATCAAACGCAACCCCAGTGCTCCGGACTTTAAGCAGGTTTGGAAGGACATCGGTGTCATGTTTGGTCCCTTCAACGCCGACGATATGGTTGACAATTATAGCATCGAAGTCATGCGCCAAATTGATGCGTGGCTGTTGGCAACAATCGGAGCAGAGAGTCATGTTGCCTAACGACGACGTTGAACTATTGCAGCAATTGATCGCGCACGGAGGCACGCAGGCGTTTAGCTTGGTGCCCGCCGCCCTGAAAAAGGTGATCGTTGAGAAGCAATGGCAACGGCGTGTCGACAAGAACGGCAAACCCTTCGCCTCTTTCGAGGCATTCGTCACGCATCGGTTATGGCAGGGGCTTGAATCAACAATCGATGATCTTCGCGTTTTCTGCCGCCGGCATGCCGATGTTGTTCGCCTGATCCTGGAAGCGATGGAGCCGGGGCGCGAGCGGCGCGGATCAACCGAGGCCGAGCGGGCTAATAGAGTTGATAATATCAACTCTACCAGCAGCAAAGGCGGCACCTCGGCCCTTTACACGCTGAAGCGGCTCAAGCGCGAGCGGCCGGACCTGTTCCAGGAAGTGATTGGCGGCGGCAAGTCCGCCAATGCCGCAGCGATCGAGGCCGGCTGGCGCAAACGACTCAGCGATCTCGATCGCGTCATAAAATTGCTCCGCAAGCTTTCGCCTCTTGATCGCCAGCGGGTGCGCACCATGCTTGACGAGATCGAAACGTCAAAAAAGTTGACCACGCAGCAACGGGAGTCCCTGTTGTTATGACCCGCTTTGCCGCAGCAACCGAGGTGCCGGTGGAACGCTCGCGCGCCGAGATCGAGCGGCTGGTGAACCGCTACGGCGCCACCGGATTCGCCTACATGCACGCCACCGGCAAAGCGGTGATCGTGTTCGAGATGGCGCAGCGCCGCGTCATGTTCGAGCTACCGTTGCCGCGGCGCGATGATTTCAAACGGACCGGCGCCCGTAACCTGGAGCGTTCGCCCGAGGCCGCCCTTGCTGCTTGGGAACAGGCATGCCGCTCGGCGTGGCGCGCGCTGCGGCTCGTGATCCAAGCCAAGCTGGAGGCGGTGGAGTCCGGCATCACCACGTTCGAGGATGAGTTTTTGGCGCACATCGTGCTGCCTGATGGCCAGACCGTGAGCCAGCACGTGCGCCCGCGCATCGCCGCGATCTACAGCGGCGAGAAAATGCAACCGCTGTTGCCAGGACCGAGGGTCTCATGAACACACAAGCCATCACCGTCGTTAAGCCACGCCTGCCGATGCCGCATGGCGCCGGCATCCCGCCCGGCACGTGGCGCGTGCTCACCGATGCGATTTTCCCGAGCGCCAAGTCACCCGACTCGATCATGCTCGCGCTCGACTACTGCAAGGCGCGCAATCTCGACATCATGAAACGGCCGGTGAATATCGTCCCGGTGTGGAGTTCGCAGCTAAAGCGTTACGTCGAAAACATCTGGCCGAGCATCAACGAGATCGAGGTGACGGCCGCACGCTCCGGCGAATGGGCCGGCATGGATAAGCCGGAGTTCGGCAACACGATCGAGCGGACGTTTACCGGCCGCGTGCGCACCGACGATGGATGGCAAAACGAAAGCATCACGCTCAAATTCCCGGAATGGATCGCGGTCACGGTGTGGCGCGTGATCAAGGGCCAGCGGTGCGCGTTCACTGAGCCGGTCTATTGGGAAGAAGTCTATGGCCGCCAGCAAGGCACCGAACTCCCGAACGCCACATGGATCAAGCGCACGCGCGCACAGGCGATCAAGGTAGCCAAGGCCACGAGCTTGCGCGCCGCCTTCCCCGAGGAGGCGGACTATAGCGCCGATGAGATGGAGGGCGGCGTGATCGAGGCCGAGCCGGCCGCCTTGCCGGCACCGGCCGCAAATTGGACGCCGCCGCATGTGCAACAGCAACCGGCGCATATGCAACAGCCACCAGCCGCGGCCGGCGGCACGCCGCGCCAGCCCGCCGACGCGCCCAAGCCGCCGCCGCCAGCACCGCCGCCGGCCGAGCCCGAGGAGCCGGAGCCGCCGCCGCATCCCGGTCCCGATGGTGGGCCGCCGGAGCCGGTCAACGCCGCCGTCCCCGATCTCGTGATGCCGCGCATGCTCGGCGCCGATCAGCAACCCGAGGATTGGCTGGAGTGGGGCAAGCGATTTCTCGCGCGCATCAACAAGGCGACGCTGGAGGAGTTCGAGGCGCTCAAGAAAGCAAACAAGGGCACGATGGATGACATGAAAGAGGAGGACGAAAAACTCCACATCCGCCTGCAGGCGGCGATCAACAAGCGGCGCGACGCGCTCACCGATTACGTAAACCCGCTAGCGGGAGGCTGAACATGCGCGACCATGATGCCGAGATGAATGAGCTACACGCAAAGCTGAAAGGAAAAAACGTGCGGCTGGAGGTGACACGGCTGGATTTTTTCGCCGCCATTGCTGATCCGGCGTGGCGCGGTGGCGCGCTCGGTTACGCCGATGCCGCGCTCAACGGTGTGACCGGCCACAGCGAGCACAAACTGCGCTGCCTTGTGTGCTCGCAACCATGGGCGCGCCATCGACCGCCCTGCGTCATGGCAATGATGAAGATCACCGCCGAAGGATTCAACGAAACCGAGTCGATCATCGCCGCCATTTGCCCGCACTGCATTTACGATGAGGATGGATTCCAAGCGGCGCTGCAACGGCTGTTCGGCGGAACACATCATGTGCTCGCGGCAGAATACGATGACGAGGTGGTGGGGCACGCGTGATGATCTTCACGGTGGCAAAGAACGCGCTCATTCCCGGCGACGATGAGGCGCACAAGCGCATGGCCGCGTTCACGGTGGGCGAATGGTGCGAGGTGCAAATTCCGCACGCGCGCAATCAGGTGTTCGCCAATTGCACGGCACTCGTGTTCTCACGCCTCGCCGCCGCGCGCGACGTTGAACAGCGCACGGTGCGCGGGCTCCTCGCCATTCTCACCGGCCGATCGGAGATGATCACGCACCACGGTCGCGCCTACCGCATCCCCTTTGGCACCGGGCCGCGCGACATGAACGCCACCGAGTTCGAGGTGTTTTGGGAGGATGCCAGCGAGTTGATCAACCGGGAATTCCTGTTGCCGCTCCCCGATCACATCGCCGCCGACATTCGCGACATCATGGCGAGGTGCTCGCCATGAAAAAGTTTCGCGGACCTGCCCACCACGCTCCGGCGGCGATAGTGGGGGCGATCAGGCCCAGCGAAGGGGGCACGGCCGGCGACCGTCATTCGCGCGATAGGCACGGCCCCCACCTCCTCGCCATCATGCTCCTGGCCGTGCTGCTGGTGTTGAGCACATCGGGACTCGGTTCGTCCGCCGCCACAACGACGACCGAAGTCAGTGCGCGCCAGCGGCAGGACGCGGGCGCGGCGCCGCGGGCTCGCCGTCATCGTCACCATCGTCGGCATGCCTCATTGCTGCACCGAGGCAGGCCGGTCCCCCTGGTGGCGACAACGGCCGCCCGCGCGTCGCGTCCGTCGCCCGGCGCCGAGCCGCCGCCGGCACCGATCACCCCGCCGCCGCCATCGGCTCCCTTGCCAACGGAGGACCCGGACCCGCCGCCGGTGCGAGTGCCGGCTTTGCGGATCGCCGTGGCATTCACCGAAGCCGAGCCACCCCCACCCCCGCTGATAATCACCATCCCGGAGGCCGCAGCGCGGGCACAGGTGAGCGAAACGTCGGAGGGTGAGCCGGACTACCTCGGCCGCGCGGCGATCGCTGTAGGGGCCGCCCTGGCCGTCCTCACGGTGCTCTGCGTGCAACGGTGGCTCAGGTACCGCAATTCGCTCATCGGACAATGGAGGAGACAATGGGCACGGTCATCACGGCGGAAAGCTATACCCGCGCGCGGGCGATCTTCGATGGCCTCATTGAGAAGGCCGGCGAACTGGCCGCCGATGTAGGCGAAACCGTGGCGGAGGTGGCGCGGCTCGAACGTGAGGCCCGCGAGCGTGAAGCAAAAATCGAGGCGCTCCACAGCGAGCTTGATCAAGCCCGCGCCCGGTGCCTGCAACTCGAAAACCGCACCTCCACCCTGTCGGATGAGGTGGTGCGCCTGGAGTCGGTGGTCGCCACGCAAGGCGCGGTCCTGGAAAATTTCCGGCAGCTTGCCGAGCAAACCAAAGCGGCGTGAGATGATGACGGCACGAAAAGCCAACGGCCGAAAACGGCCGAAGCGGAGCACCGGCCGGCGGCCGATCGCCCGGCCGCGCAAGCAAGTGAAGCGGCGCCGGGCGAAAGCCCCGGTGAGCTTGCCGCCGCGCGTGCTCAAGGCGTTCGAAGACAAATACTATCTCACACTGCCCAAGCTGTGCGACGCCATGGAGGTGTCGCACCTCACGGTGCGCGCCTACGTCGACCGCGGCATGCTGCCATTCCGCGTGGTCGGCGTTGGTACCAAGCGCATGCATCGGCTGTTCACGCTGGCGGATGTCAAAGTGCTCTGGCGGCGCATTTCGAACGCGCCGCACGTGGCGAGGTGATTGTGATGCTGGCAAAAACGGCGGCGCGCCGAGCGGAACGGCGATCGGAGCGGTTGGCGGTGGTCATGACTCGCCTTAGCGATCTCGGCGAGGATGTCGTCTTGACCACTGAGGAGGTGGCCGCCGTGGTCGGCCGCAGCGTCCACACGGTGCGATCATGGCGCTATATGGCCGATCATCCACTCCGCTGGCGAAAGCGCGGCAACCTCATCGAGTATAGAGTCGGCGACGTGCGCAAGTATCTGCACGGTGAGGATCAGGTGGCATGAGACGCAGGGCGAAGCGGAACCACGTTCCCGCCCGCAGGGCCACCGACCAACCCGATGATGTGCGCGTTGTATTTCTCAAATGCCTCAACGCGCGCCTCCCACGCCGTGAACTTGTCATAGCGACGTTCGAGGTCGGGCCGCACGTGACCAATGCACAGTTCCGCAATGTCGCGATCCACCCCGAGCATGCTCAGGCGCGTGCGGCACGTGCGCCGGAGATCATGCAGCGTGAAATCGACTCCACTCGTCTTTTGCAGTCGCCGCACCATCTTGGTGAAACCGCTCATCGGGCGGCCGGTGGTGTACGACGGGAACAAGAATTCGCTCGTGGTCTCCGGTTGCGAGCGGATGATCGCGCGCAGCGGATCAGTCACCGGCACCGCGTGAACAAATCCGTTCTTGGCATCAATGGCCTTGATCTCGAACCGCTCGCCCGTGAGCCCGAGTTTCTTGTTTTCGGCCGCGGTGATGGCCGACCGTTTCAGGCGCGCGCCCTCGGTGCGGCGAAAACCGGTCAACAGATATGTCTTGATCAGCGCGCCCAATATCGGATTGTGCTCGGCCTCGGCGGCGCGCCACAGCGCCTTGATCTCGGCGTCATCCAGCGCCCGGCCGTCATCGTCCTCTTGTTCCTTCACCCGCTGAGCGCGCGTCTTGGCCGGGAGTTTCCAGCCGGCGAGCACGTTGTGCTCGGCGAGTCCGTCGTTGACGTACCACTGGATAAAACCGTTTGCGAACTTTTTGAAATCGGTTGCCGCGCCCTCGGTCCCGGCGTGATTCAGCGTCTCGATCCGATGAGAAAAATCTTTGCGGGTGAGCGCGCGCGGCTCCAGGTTCATCACGCCCGCGAGATTGCGCCGGAGCGACGACATCGCGGTTTTCCAGTTTACCAGCTTCCGCCACTGGAGATGCTTTTCATACCGCCCATCCTCGGCCAGGAGGGTGGCCAGACTGTTCTCCCTTGCTTGCACGTCCGCTTCGGCCACCGCCCGGCGCGACACCGCGGGATCGCCCCCGCGCATCACCTCAACAGCGTATTCCTTGGCGAGCGTGCGCGCGTCATCCGGATCGATCGTTGGCCAGGAGCCAAGCTTGAGCGACGTTGCGGACACTCGGCGCCCCATGCCGCGCGGCCGATAATCGTAATAGAACGTCTTGGTAGTGCCGTCCGGCGATATCCGCACCTTGAACCCCTTGGCGTCGGTGTCCCAAACGTCACGCCGCTTGCCGGTCCCGGCGAGGCGCTCCATGGCGCTCTTGGTGAGTTTCATCTTGTTCGCTGTTTTCCGCATCAATCGCTCCCTCTAGGTGACAAAATGGCGGGCCGACACGGGGACCTCTCCCCGACCTCTTCGGGCCGACACCGGGCTAGCCATTCCTTATATAAACGGGTAACAGCGAATGTAAATGGCTATCGTTCAAAATTCCGACAAAGCTTTGATTCATCGCGTTTATCTAGCTGCCGATGTCACCCTCGCTCACCGAGAAGTATATTTTCACACGGGAGAGGTCCACAGTTCAAATCTGTGAGCGCCCACCAACACTTAGCGGAAAAAAGGGGATCAGAAAAAAGTCAAAACCGACACCGGACTGACACAGTGAGGAGGCGCTACAGCAACCCCCGAGGAGGCCCCCATGCGTGAACTCAACGCCTCGATCCGCGCGATCCCCCTGCCCACCCGCATGCGGCACCTGCCGATCAGCGCCACCGGCTACCCGGTGCCGTGGTTCGTCAACTGGCTTGATGGCGAGCCGGACTTTCGCGTGGTCGGTCCCGGCCGGATCGGCCGCGCCATCCGCGCCGATCTCTGTTGGCTGTGTGGCGAGACACTCGGCAAATTCAAAGCGTTCACGATCGGGCCGATGTGCGCGGTAAACCGGGTCAGCAGCGAGCCGCCGTCACACCGCGAGTGCGCCGAGTATGCCGTCCAGGCGTGTCCGTTCTTGACCCGCCCGCGCATGAGGCGCAACGAAAAGGACGTGCCCGAGGAGGCCGAGGAACCGGCCGGCATCGGCCTCAAGCGCAATCCCGGCGTCGCGCTCGTGTGGATCACTAAGAGCTATAAGCTTTTCAAGCCGACGAATGGCGGCGTATTGTTCGAGATCGGGCCACCCGAGACCATCCGTTTTTACGCCGAGGGGCGGCGCGCCACGCGGGAGGAAATCATGGCCTCGATCGATTCTGGCCTGCCGCATCTCCGCCAGATTGCCGAGCTTCAGGGTCCGGACGCCATCCTTGCCCTGGAGCACCAAGTGCGCACCGCCATGACGCTGATTGATGCGGTGGCGGCATGAGCGGCGGTGAAACAATGATCGAGTGGTTGTTGACGATACTGTTTTGGTTTCTTGTGGTCGCCGCCGCCGTGATCATCATCGTGGTGATCATCAGTGCGGTCTCGTATCTTCAATATGTCCGCTCCATGCGGAACATGCCGATGAAGCGCGACGACAGCGACACCGACGAATGGCCGCCTAGTCGACCTCGCCGCTTTTAGCCGGCGAACCGCCGGGCCGCCGGATCGATGCGCTTGGCGCCGCTCCGCTGCGCCTGCCTGATCTTGCGCGCGACGTATACATTATTTGCCCGCGACGGATTCCGCGATGGCGCGGCAGATCGCGGTGAAATGCGCGTTGTAGGTGGCAGCATCCGCCTTGCTGTCGACAAAGCACACTTCAAGCAGGATCGACGGCTTGTGCGTGCGATTGAGGAACGACAGGTTTGTGCGCTTCTTTGCGCCGCGGTTGATCAGCCGGCCGGCATCGGCCATCGCCTTGGAGACCTGAGCGGCAATCTTGCCGCCAGTCTGGCTCACGTACAGAACTTCGGTGCCGCGTGCCGCGTTGGTCGGTTGGAACGCGTTGAAGTGCACCGACACGTCGAGCGCGCGCCGCTGCGCATTGTGCCAGCCCACGATGCGATTGAGGTTCGCCCCCTGCGACTTGCTCACATCATCGTGGAAGACAAACACCGTGACACCGGCGGCCTCAAGATTGGCAGCCACGCGCTCGACCACGCGCCGCGATTCCTTCACTTCGTTGAGTACGCCGGCGGCACCGCCGACAAACTTGCCGTGCGCCGATGAGATCGCGATCGGATTGCGCATGATTGCACCTCACTTCGGCGGCGGCATGCATTGTGCCAGCAAGCGCGTCGCCTCCTGTTGTTGCGCGGCAACGATGCGCACATATTCGTTGAACGCCTGTCCCTCGTACCAAGAAAAACCCAACAGCCCGAACGCGACCACGATCAGCGCCAGCAACGCCGGCTGCGTCTTGAGCGCCTCGATGATTCCGCCCGCGGCCTGATGGATGCTCATGCGCTGCGCTCACCCTCTGGCGGCCAATTGCGTGCCGGCGCGAACTCCCTCGGGTTTGGATACATTGGCCCCGGTGGCGCCCACCACAGCGGCCACAACGGCGCTTTCGGCAAGTCCCCTTCCGCGGTGCCCGACCTCACCGCTTGAAGCGGCACCGGCTCGACATTGCGCGGCGGCGACGGCGGCGGCGGATCGATCGCGGGAATCTGCCACTGCGGCTGTTGTTCATCCGTCATTGGTTCATTCTCCTATGGCACGAAGACTCCGCCCGTGCCCCAAACGCCCGCTTCATCGCCGGGGATCGGACCGGACGCATTGCTCTGGTACAGCACCGAATTCGTGCTCACCGAAAACTGTTTGCCGGTCACGTTGGTGGTGAAGAAATTCGTGCCGACCATCACGCCAACCGATAGCGATGACAAGGTGATGAACGCGCCGCAGTCGAAATTTGAACTCATGAGATTGCCGCGGCTCACGTCGCCGCACCCTGCCCACCGCCCGCTCTGGCAATCGATCGCCGCGCCAATTTCATTTCCGTTGCCGTTGAATTGAGTGGTTGCCAGCGCCGCTATGCCGGTGCTTGCTCCTCCATAGTTCGCGATGAAGATGCCGGCCGGGTTTGATGTCATTGCGTCAAAGTTCACGTTCCTGAGTTCGATGTGCGAATTGGCATTCCATAGCGCGATGGCTGGATTGCTCGTGTTTGCGATCTGCAACGTCACACCGGCGATTGCCATCTGAGCGACGCCGACCGTCTGCAGCGATATCCACACGTTCGAGCCAGGATAGAATTTCGTGCCGATGCGATACGCTCCGCGATTTTGTTCGTCGCCGGTGATCGTCATGGTCGAGCCGAACGGCCCGATCACTCCCGCTTCATAGGTGCCGGGAATGCCGAGCTTGAAGTTGACCGAGAACAGCGGCGTGGCCATGTAGCGCGAGCCGACCGCCTCCCACGCCCCGTTAAGGGTGCGAAATGCTTTGTCGGGCGAGTTAGCCGTGCCGTCGCCGGTCACGTCATTGCCGTCTGTTCGCACCCACGCGTCGAGCCCGCCGTATTTGACCAGCGGCACTTGCGAGGCACAGAGGCCGATCATGTGGAACGCACCATTGAAATACGTGGCAATGAACGGCTTCAATGACAGAATGTCTCCGGCGCGCACCTCCTCGCCGTCATTGCGATAGAGCGGGACATAGCCGAGCCCGTTGACGTTGATGCGGACGTAGCCCTGATTCTGCGTCGCGCCCGGCAGCAATTGCGGAACGAAAACGATAGTCAGAAAATCGGTGTAGTACGGCGGCACCGGGTCGAGCGTGATGGCGTACTGAAACGCAGTTTGCGCCACCAGCATGCCGGAATGCGGCAAGCCGCGCTGGATCAGGTAGCGGATCGACACTTCGAGGTTTTGCAGCGAGGCGGCGCGATAGGCGACACCTGCACGATCGGCGACTGCCGCGATCTCGGAGATCAACGAATTGACTACATGCGGACGCAGCCGCACGTCGCAGCCGTTGCCGTAATACAGCGCCGAGGTATCGGCCGGCAACGCATGTTGATGGATGAACGCTTGCGCCGGGTTGTTCGGCGTTTGGGCATTAGGCGGAATGCCACCGTCCGTGCTGTAAGGGAAAATGCCAGACACTAGCGCTTCCTCCCCTTCTCCAGGGCGGCCACGCGGGCGCGCAATTGGTCGTTGTCGTCGGCCAGCTTCTTCACCGCGTTGACGAGCGCAAACACGATCGGCCCGGTATCGAGCATGCGCATATCGTCAAGCTGGAGATCGCCGAGCGTGATCTTCTGTTGCGACACGCATTCCGGCATCGCCGACTCGGCCTCTTGCGCCACGAGCCCGATGTGTTCTTTTTCGGTGTCGCGTCCGGTGGCCGGCAGGAAATGATAGCTTACCGGCCGCAGCGCGCGGATCGCGTCGAGCCCGGTGGTGTAGTCGGCAACGCGGTCCTTGATCCGCGCGTCGGAAGAGTCGGCGAACGGACCGCCGCCCGGCTTATAGGCGACGGTGCCAACCCAAAGCTGACGGCCAACAGTTACATCGCGAGCATCGCTTATGCTGATGCCGGCGCCCTGCGACGTGAACCAGTAGAGGACGCCAGCGTTGTAGCGAAAATAGTAATTCGCGTTGGCGCGGATGTAGAAATCGGAGCCGGGACCCGCCTCCAGATTCATTCCGGCCCAGTTGGAAATGCCGATACCGCCGAGTTGGACTGCCCCACCGCTACTCCGAATGTTGCCATCACTGTCTATGTTCACTAACTCAACATCACCGGCGTCGCCGACGCTGAATGTCTTTAGCGTCGAATTGAACCACAAATATCCTACCAGCGAGCCGCCCGTATCGAGAAATCGCAGTCGTGGATTCGGCGAGCCTGTGATGCCCTTGATATCAACCCACCCGCTAAACACTGCGGCACCATTGCCGTACACAAGTGCCGTATTGGTACCGCCCGGCCCGAAGACGCGCCACGCGCCCATTCCTGCCGCGATGTTGGTTATGTCAATCGTGCCGCGGGTCGCGAGCCCACCGGGAACGTCGAGGCTCCCCGTGGGGGTGATGCCTATCGGATTGGCCGCTGCACTCGTGCGCAGATAGAGCCAATTGTTGGCAAGGCTCGCCGTTATCCTTCCAACGTCAGCGCCCGCCGAATTTTGAAATGCCAAGATCGGATCGGCTGTAGTGAAAGCCCTGACCGTCACCGATCTTTGGAAGAGTGCCCGACCGTCGCCACGCACATAGGCCGTTGGATTCACATAATCGGGAATCGCGGGAATGACATTGACGGCCCACGCGTTTTGTGTGGGCGCCGCGATGTTGAAATTGAGCGCGCCGGTCATCGTCCCGCCCGCGAGCGGTAGCACTCGCTCCCACGCGTGCGACAGGCGCCCATAGGTGAAGCCATCGGCCGGCGCATCAACGAACGTGCCACCCTGCGCCACCAGCGCATCGACGTAATACTTGGTCGCGGCTTCGGTGTTGGCTACCGGCTCGCGCACGTTGAGCGCGCCGGTGATTGTCCCTCCGGCGAGCGGCAGCACCGGCGCCCAACTCCCGTGCACGCGGCCATAGGTTTGCAAATCAGCCGGCGGCTCGGTGATGCCGTCACCGACTTGCGAGTCGACGTATTGTTTTGTCGCGGCGCCAAGACCGGCGACGGGATCGGCATTGAGGATCAGCGGGCCGCTCATGGTCGAGCCGGAGCGCAAAACCACAGTATTGTTGACTTGCTGCTGCAGCGCCGCAACCTGCTGATCCGTGTACAGCTTGGTGCTAGCCTGCATATCGCTCACCGGGTTGCCGGCGAGTTCGAGCGGGCCAGTCATGGCATCACCGCTGCGCAGAACTCTGGCATCGATGGTCGCGCTGATCGAATCGAATCGGTCGCGCAAGGCACGGCCGAGATTGTCGACACGCCCGGAATTGTAGGGCACACCGAGGAGGTCGACGCCGGCTAGAATTTCTGAAACGATCGCGTTAAACGTGCAATCCAGGAGCGTGGTCGTACACTCAGGTGCGGCGTAAAGCGGCCCCTCGCCGGTCACCGGATTGATCGGCGTATAGCCGTCGCACACCTCAGGCGCGGGTGGCACGCCGCTTGGAGGAAAAATGCCTGCCATCACGGCAGGATATCACGGGCAGATCAGCGATTGGCGTGAGTCGCTTATACTATGCAGTCTGCCGGATCGCAATCGTACATGCACCAGAACACGCCGCGCTCGCCCTCCAGGAGCTTGGGCAAGAGCCAGTGCCGAAACGCTTCGTAAAGCTCGGGATCGTGCGGCAGATGCCGCTCAGGTATCGCGAGATTGCAATTCTCCGGAATGATCACGTCGCCGGGGCAGACCACGATGTTAAGCGACAGCGGCACGCCGAGGCATTCCGAGATCGGCCGCAGAGTCGGATTGTATGGCGCTGTCGCATCGGGCGGACAGACGAATACCGGCGGGCACGCTTGTTGATCGCGCGCCATCGTCCACCAGCCGATCGGGCCGCAATTCAGGTCACCGGCATAGCGCATCACGATATCAGCACCGAACCGGTGCGCGAGCGCGGTGAGGAATTCCCAATTGTGCGCGCCGCGATAATTGCGCAATTGCAAGATGGTGCAGATGAGCATGGCGAGCACGCGATCGGAGAATCCCGGCCCGCATGGGTCCGGGTGTTCGATGCCCATGCGCTCGGCCCAATGGCGAACGAGCTTTTGCGCGGTGCATGGGTCAAGCTCGCGCAACAGCGCGCACAGTGCTTGGATGACTCCGTAGGCGACCGCGGCAAACGAATCGACCACGGCAAGCTGCGGCGCGGGCGGATCATCGTCGCACAGAATCATATCGTTGCAGCAACCGCCGAGAATGAGTTGCTCGCAGCCGATGCGAGCGCACCCGATGTTAGCAACACCAACATCGCGCGGCGGCGTGTACGTGTGCTGTCTGGTGTTGTTGAAGATATCGCCCTCGGGAAGAAGCGAGCGCACGGCGCAAAGGAAATCCCACTCTTTCACCGCGCACGGCGACGGCATGCAACAGCCTTCTGGCGCCCAGCATTCAATGCCGGGCTCATCCGGGCCGGTGAGATTTTTCACCGGTGGCTGCGGACAGCAAAACGGCGCTTCATCCGGCAAGGTCATGCGTTCGAGCATCATCTCGGCCCCTGCAGCCGCTTCGTGCGGAACGGGATCGCCGGAACAGGATCGGCCTCGGTGGGAACAACCGACACCTCGCCGAGCACCGGCAGATAGCCACACTCAACGATGATATAGGCGTCGTCCTGGCGACGAATGCCCTCCGGCGGATCGAACGTGAACGTCACGCCGGCAAAGCACGGTTCGCCCACCGCGCGGTAGATCACACTTTTAATGTGCTCTTTGCAGATCGGCGAGCCGACGCAGTAGTTGTCGCGGATGTAGGCGTTCAACGCGCTGACGATGTTGCTGACCGCGATGTTGTCACAGCCGCGAAAGCAGTGACCCACGATATTGATTTTCACCGGCTTGGCGCATTCGTAATGACCTTGCGCGCCGACCGGTGCCAGCCCCTCGCCCTTGCCGTTGTTGCGACCCCACATCCAATGATTCATTTCGTCAATCACCTCGCCCGGCGGCACGCCGTAAGGTGCGGTGACAGCATCGCCGTAGACGCCTTCGAAGAATGGGTAAATGATCAGGTGCGTGGGATCGCAACAGCCCTCGCATTCATCGATACAGGCGCGCGTCACACCGGGATAGGCCATCGTTTGCGCGATGTACCATTGCGCATTGGTCGACAGCACGCCGGCCGCTTCGGCCGCCAGCACGCGCGCACGCAGTTGATCGCACGTTTCAATGTCGCTGGCACCGGTCAATCCATTGCCAACGACAGTCGCATCTATGTCGATGCCGGGCGCGCTGGTGCCGACCGTGAGCGCGCTGCCAGTGGGCAGATTGAAGACGTTGCCGGGCAGCGCCGAAACGACGCGCACAACAGCGCCGCCCGTGGAATCGAGGTGGGTTGGATTCCAGGTGACGGCGGGGTCAGGCTTGTATTCGCGCGATGCGAGACCAACGAGCCGGAGATTGCTCGGGATCGCGGCATCTGGCTCCCCAGTGATCGCAACATAACCCTTGGCACGTGTCGCGCCGAGGAGATTGATGCCGTGGCGTGCGGCGTAGATCACGAGCGAATCACAACACATGGTCGCCGGATCAGTCTCTTTGAGCGCTTGCGAGACCATGCCGTGCATGAGGTTCACGGTTCCCGCCATCACGAACGCCAGAATATCCTCGGTGCTCAGCGGCAGTACCGGCGCGCCGCCGAGGAGCCGCTTGGAGAATTCGATGCGCACGGCCTCGGACAATTGCGCGATGTCCGGCCGCGGGATTCGACAACCGATGTCAGGAGCGATTGCCATCACTAACCTCCTAACGCGCGTTGCACGCGCCCATACAGCCGCCCGGACGTGCTTCTGATCGCGCTTGGCGGCATGTACTCCTGCCACAGCCAACTCGCATCAGGCATCGCCATGCCCTCCAGTGTAAACGCCGACGCGACACCCGGACCGCGGATTGAGATTTTCAGGTGTATGACGGCGCCTGGAATCCCGGTGCCGGTGAGCGCGCGCGTGATGAATTGCGCGTTGATTTCGATCTCCGAAACGATGCCCCATGATTCCAGATATTGCAGCGCCTCGTGGGCATAGTCTTTCGCCTGCAGCATCAGGTCATTGGTGGCTCCGCCATGCCGCCATTTCAGCGCCCACAATTTTGACCCACTCCTGAACCGTGAGCGCCCTGTGTTCGCGGCGCGAAAGGCATCGGCCCACCAACCGCCGCCGCGTTGCTGCAGCGGGTGCTCCTCGCAATCGACAAACCCGCGCGTGAGCAATTGCGTGATGATCCACCCCTCGATCCAGCGCGCGCGGTCGAGCGTGTTCTCATTGGTCACGCGCCAATTGCCGCCATCGCAGGCGAACAGACCGCAGATGTCGCCGGTGCAACTCGGCGAGTGGCGCACCGAGATGCCGGGCAAAAACGTGGGCTCGACCGGGCGCACGCAGCGATCATCGCGCGGATCACAAATCCAGATTGGTTGCACGCTGGTTTTTGGTTGGTTGGCCATGGGCTCATCCTCTGACCGTGACTTGATTGGTCGTCGGGTTTTCGAGATCAAACGTGGCGGTTTGCGCGTTGCCGACGAATGCCACCACCGTGGCGTAATGTCCGCCCTCGGCGAGCCGTCGCACCACGCCGAGCGATAGCGACTTGTAGGATTGCGAGATGGTCTCCGCCTGGAGCGTGGCCCGCGGAATCTCCGAGGTCGCGCCGTCAAAGCTGATGCCGACGACGATGCGCGCGTTGGCCAAGGCTGATGGATACGCAGCGCCGCCGATCATGACAATCACCACCTCATCGGCCCATGTGGCAAACGAAAGGCGTAGCTCGGTGTGTATCTCGATCTCTGTTGTCGAGCTAACGGTGCGCACGGCGGTGATGGCCGCGCGCCGAAGTTTACCGCCTCGGTTGAACCACGACAGCGTGCCCGCGTCATAGAATTGCCCATTGGCGTCCGTGTGTACCATGCCAACGAGCGACAATCCGTTATTGTTGGCAATGATCTCGGTGCCGATATTGCCTGAAGTGTTCGATGGAGCATGACCGTTGGCGAGGCCGCCAACCCACAATGAAAGGGCGGCCTGGATGCCGACAAGCCACGTCGTGTTGCTCCCGAGGCCAGTATTCGACAGCGCAATGCCCGCCGCCGGGATTGCCACCCACGCGCCGTTGATGCGCACGCGATCGCCGTTGTACGGAATGAATCGGATTTGCGTCGGGCTATCGTAGACGAGCCGCCCGCCTCCGCCGGCCGGTCCCTCCGGCCCCGTCGGTCCCGGATTCCCCTGCGGCCCCTGTTGGCCCGGCACGCCCTGCGGCCCTTGTTGGCCTTGGGGCCCCTGCTGGCCCTGCGGCCCTTCCGGCCCTTGCGGCCCGGTCGCGCCGGCTGGCCCTTCTGGTCCCTCCGCTCCCGGCAATCCCTGCGGCCCCTCTGGCCCTTGCGGACCCTGCTGGCCCGGATCACCCTGTGGCCCGGTCGGGCCCTGCTGGCCCGGCGGTCCTTGGATCGAGCCGCCGCTTACCCATTGCCCGTTGGCGTAAATCCACAGGCTGTCGTCGGCTTCGACAAGGTAGGCATCTCCGTTCGCTGCGGTGGCTGGCAGATCGCCCTCGGTGGGCACCGAGCCGCGGAATTGAATACCGGTGCCGGCGGCGCCTTGCGGCCCTTGCTGCCCTTCCGGCCCTTGCGGTCCCTCCGGTCCCGCAATGCCTTGCGGCCCTTCCGGCCCCACTTCACCCTGCGGGCCGGCTGGCCCGATCGGTCCTTGCGCGCCGGTCGAGCCGGTCGGGCCCGGCACACCTTGCGGCCCTTGCGCGCCGGTCGCGCCGGTGGGCCCCGCCGGTCCTTGTGGTCCGGTGGTGCCGGGCGGACCTTGCTCGCCCTGCGGTCCTGGTGGGCCCGGTGGTCCGGGCTGTCCACCACCGCCACCGCCGCCGGCTTCGATCGCGGCAACCCGCGCGCCGAGATCGAGGAGCGACGTGGTGCCCGGCTGTCCGCTCGCGCCCCACGACTGCGAGCCATCCGGTCGCCCGGTCTCGCCCGCACGCGTTGTCGAGATGCTCGCACCGCCACCGGCGACATGATCAGTCGCGTGCTCGACGCCGTTGGTGAATGTGTCGCCGTCGCGATACGTGGTGCCCTTGCGGATATGCTTCGCCGCCTGGAATTGCGTGTTCTGATCAGCGCGAATGTCAAAGTTCTGCTTAGTGGTGAAGCCCTGCCCTTTCTCCGCATTGCCCTGAAATGTGTCCTTGGTGTCCGACGTGATCGGCAAATCATCAGCCTGCGTGTGTATGCCCTCTTTGCTTTCGCTCTGTTGTTGATCGCCGCCGCCCTGGCCGCCACCACCGCCCTGGCCGCCGCCGTCGCCGCCTTGCCCATCCTGTTGCGGCTTTTTGTACACGCGCACGTATTTTTTCTTGTCGCCCGGTGAGTACAGGATCGATTCGCCTTCCTCGATTTTCGGATGGTGCTCGCGGTCGCCGAGCACGCCGAGCACCACACGGCGCGAGGTGTCGCCGCCGACATCCATGGTGAGGATTTCAACCTTTTCGCCCGGCTTCACGCGTCCGAGGAAACCGACAGGGTGAACGATATCGAGTCGATCGTTCTCGATCTTCTCGCCGGTCTTCACCTTGGCCTGCATTATTTTTTTGTCGTAATAGGTTTTCAGCAACCACCCGCGGCGCGTCATGTTGCGCAGCTTGTGGTGCAAAAATTTCGAATGGTTCCAAAGATCGTAGCCCATCAACCATCCCGCTCCTGTAACCGGCGCCGCCCTTCCTCCAGCAATCGGCGGCGTTGCTCATCCTCAGGCGTCACCCCCTCCTGCGGTGCCTCCGGTTTTGGCGTCTGCGGCTCGGTGGATGGCTCCTCCGGACGCGGGCGCTTGCTCGCGTCATTCATGCGCGTTTGTCCCTCGGCGTATTCTCCAGGGACGTTTTCGGCACCACCAAACGTACCCTCGCCAACGAGCACGAGCGTCGCGCTGCGTGAGTTCGGCGTGATCTCAAATTCGACTTCGGTGACCTCAAGCGTTTCGTTCACGGCGTCGACCGGAATGACGACGTGATATTTGTCACCGATGTCCCACAGGTTGCCACTCTCATTCGAATGCGTTGAACAACGCAGGGTGACGTTGAGGCCCTGGCCCTGGCGGCGATCAGCTTCGTATTGCTGGCGTTGCTGCATCGTGTCTTGATCATGGTCACCGTCGATCAATACGCGCAAGTGGCGCATGCCATCAAAGCCCATGAGTTGGCGCATGCCTTTGTCAAACAGACTCTCCGCTGGTTTGCCGTATTTTTCATCGGTGGGAACGGCATTGCCGGCCGCTGCGACCTCGCTGAAACGCGGAACGATATCTTGCTTTACCCACCA